CGTTTATACCGCCATTGGATCAAGGCATCGATATGATCGATCTGATGGCTGCTATCGAGGACAGGGATATAAGCCGAGCTGCGTTCGCTATAGCTGGACTTGGGTTGCCAGTTGCTGGCCGTAACTTGAAGGAGCTCGTTGATGGCGTTGAGATCTTTAAGCGTGATGCGCCCAGGATTGAAGGAACTCGACCGCAATCAGTTGACCAACCGAACCCGACTGCACCAACTCCGCGATCAAAACCTTCAGAGCTGAGTCAGGAGTGGGCATCCAATCCACAAGTTCAGGAGATCGTTGACGAGACAGTAGAGGCTGGCCTCGAAGCTACGGAAGAGCTGAAAGATGTTCCTTGGTACGAAACAGGCGGTATATACCAAGCAATGCCGGAAGGCTCCCCAGGGATGACCTTTGACGAATTCCATCTGATGGGTGCGGCGCTGTCGCCACAAACACCTGTCGAACAAGAGTTGATGTTTACTTCGCTTGTGAATTTTGCTCGACAAAACAACGTGTCGATAGACGAAGCATACAGAGTGTTCGCTGATGTTTATCCCAACACGTTATTTCAAAGTGGGAGAACAGCTCAGTCGAGAATTGACAAAGCTTTTGACGTAGCGGAGAAAGGGTTTATCTCTCCGATGAGAGGAGGTGTCCCAGCTGTCGGCGTAGGAGCGTGGAAAACTCCAGCATACGCAATGGCCCGAATGGGTATGGGTAGCTTGAATCCCAATTTGGTTGGTGGCGTTATCCCGTGGGATACCCACATGATGGGCCACGCAAACTACATCATCCAACAAATCCCAGAGCTCCGTCGCCTGGCACTCGACGCTGGCTATGCCGGTGGTTTACCAAAACAGTTTTCAGTGGATCCTTCAGAGTTTTTTATAAATCCCGCCGGTACGAAACAAACATTTTTGGGTAACGCTCCGACATACCAAGAATTTTCAAAACCATACGTTCAGAGTGCCCAAACATTTGGGTTACCGACCGTGAGCGCAGCTCAAGGTGCTGCCTGGGAAGGTGGCCGTGGGTTAGGTATTTCGATTCCAACGACTGCCCCAGGAACATTTCAAGGGTTAACCGAACAGATGATTAGAGAAGCCAACCGGCTTTCAAATTTGGGTTTTGGAAACATTNCAGACCTGGGTATTACAGGCGGGTATCCGGATACAGCTGAAGGGCTGTTGCAATTCTTCCAAGAGATGCGAGAGGGTAGGCGATTCTTGCCAATGGCACTCAAAGATGCCGCTTCTCAATTGAGGTAAGCTCGATGGCTCACACTCCGTTTCACCGAGCTCAACAAAACCCCGGCTTGTTAGGGCATCCCTTACAGAGTCGGCCGATGTTTGGACAGCACCCTCAGAATATATGGAATGCAGTACAGAGGTTTTTGAATCCCGAGACTCCAGCTGAGACAGCAGCTCTTGTCGGTACATCACTGCTTGAGCCAGCTGGCACAGCTATAGATGCAACTGACCTATACATTGGACTGCGTGACCGGGATCTCCCTCGAGCTGGTTTTGCTGGGGCTGGACTACTGCTTCCTATGGTGTCGGGCCGGTTGATGCGTGAGGGTGGATCCCGAACACTCGATGCGATTGCAGACGGTGCAGATGAATTACCAATGGATGAGGCCAGCCGGTTAGCCCGAAAAGAAGAATGGCTAGAGCCGAGCTCGGTCCAAGATCGCGTGTATCACGGGACGACCCATAACATTGATGAATTCGATCCGCGAATGGGTCACGCTGAAAGCTATCATGGTCGGTCGCTGTATTTCAGCACATCTCCGGATGATGTTGCCCGGAATTATGCCAGGGCCGATGGCCCAGACTTAACAGCTCACTATGAAAACAAAGTTGACGAGATAATGAGCCGCGATGATTTGAGTTACGACAATCCGGCGCATAAAGCTCAAGCAGCAGCGGAAGCCGAAGCTCTCGTTCTTGGGCCACATCAAGGCGCGACAATTCCAGCTCACTTGCGACTGAAAAATCCAGTGGACACCCGTGAAGGTGGCACGTTCTTCGAGTGGAACGAGGAATATCTTGAAGATTTGGATGAATGGACTGAGCCTGAAGGATCATTAGTAGACCTGCTTGACTCTCTGGATAATGTTTCAGGGAAGCTGGATATGGACCCTGGTGATTTCAAGCAGAGGGTGGTAGAACACGCGATAGATAAAGGTGGAATCTCCGCGAAAGATTTTGAAAGACTTATGCGAGGCGACAGCGCGGCTGATCCTATGTTCGATTTCTATGATGCGTGGGATGATGTAATCCATGGTACGCCGCTTGGAGGCCCAGGAGAGTTGCTGCGCCGTATATATATGGACGCTGGCTATGATGGCACCATCGTGGATGCAATGGATCAGTTCGGCAACCACGGGTTTGGCATGAAAGGGGTAGAAGACGCAATCCATTACGCAGTTTTTGAACCTCAAAATATTCGGTCGCCGTTTGCAATGTTTGATTTGTCACGCATGGATAGCGCAAACATCGGAGCTGGCTTGGCGGGTCTATTAGCAGCCGGATCCATAAGGTCTAGAGATCGGGACAATTATGTAGAACGATGAGCTATACCGACCAGCTGATCTTGATGCGGGAAGATCCGATATTGTTTGTTGAGGGCATTCTCGGAGCTAAGCCCGATAAATGGCAAGCCGAGGTAATGGCGTCCGTCGCTAACGGATCTCGAGGAGTGAGCATTCGTTCAGGTCACGGTGTAGGTAAGACCAGCTGTCTGTCGTGGTTGGCGTTGTGGTGGATCTCGACGCACTACCATGCGAAAGTGGTAATGACAGCTCCAACGTCAGCTCAGCTCCAAGATGCGTTACTGCCAGAAACAAAAGCTTGGCTGAAACAAGCTCCAGCTGGTTATCGCGACATGTTTAACGTAAAAGCAGATCGCATCGAGCTCTCAACGGATCCGGAACGCAATTTCATATCTGCAAAAACATCGAGAGCTGAACAGCCAGATGCATTGCAGGGAGTCCACGCCGATAGTGTGCTGTTGATTTGCGATGAGGCCAGCGGTGTGCCAGAACAGGTGTACGAAGCAGCCGGTGGATCTATGTCGGCGCATCGAGCTTGTATGGTCTTGGCTGGTAACCCCGTCAGGAGCTCAGGATATTTTTACGACACGTTTCACAAATTAGCGAAACGATGGGACACGTTTCACGTTTCTTGTGAGGATACGACTCGAGTATCCAAAGACTATATAGAAGAATGCCAGGTACGGTACGGAGAAGATAGCAACGTCTATCGAGTCCGGGTGCTCGGCGAATTTCCTCGAGGCGATGACGATACAGTAATTGCTCAAGAGCTGATCAGCGAAGCAATTAAGCGAGACGTAGAACCGATCCAGTTTGGGCCGTCTGTCTGGGGAGTTGATGTAGCGCGTTTTGGGTCAGATGCTTCAGCTCTATGTAAACGAAAAGGAAATGCCGTCACTGAGCCGATTCGTTTATGGCGCAACCTGGACACCATGCAGTTGACTGGAGCGATTAAAGCTGAATACGATTCGACAGACGAAAAACCATTGGAAATTTTTGTAGACTCTATTGGGCTAGGAGCTGGAGTCGTAGACCGTCTACGCGAGCTCGGACTTCCAGCTTTTGGGATCAATGTCGCTGAGTCGCCAGCAATGGGAACTCAATACATGAATCTCAGGTCCGAGCTTTGGTACAAGGCAAAAGCTTGGCTGGAAGGAAGGGACGTTCGACTTCCTCGAGATCCAACATTGAAAGCGGAACTTGCTACGGTGCGGTACAGCTATACTTCATCTGGCAGAGTAAAAATTGAAAGCAAACCTGAGCTCAAAAAGCGTGGAGTTGCATCACCAGATTCCGCAGATGCATTTGTGTTGACGTTTGCAAGTGACGCCGGGACCGCAATTGGTGGCCGGAGCTCAAGGCGTGTGGGCAAACTGAAACGAAACTTGGCAGGAGTAATTTAGGGTGCTATTGCTGATGGGAAGTGGGTTCTCATGGCGTAGCTTAAATGACCACAGGGTAAAAATCTTCCACCGTTGCCCCGGAAGCCCAGGCGACCCTAAAGCATGAAAACTTTGACAGATTTTGATTTAACCCAATATCTTATTTCGGGGCAGAGCAGGGGAGCAAAAGCAAATCCTTGGCATACATAGACGAAGCTGAAACTGAAGCTGGCGTAGGCATGACAGAAGAAGAGCTTGAGAGCTCTGTTCGTCAGTCTATCTCAGACGCTATCGATTACATTGACGACGAGATTAGTCCTATCCGGGCCGAGTCGACAAAATTCTATCGAGGCGAACCGTTCGGAAATGAAGTGCCCGGTCGCTCTCAAGTTGTTTCTCGAGATGTTCGAGATGCGACGATGGCAGTGTTGCCGTCAATGATGCGCGTGTTTTTTGGCTCTTCTAAACCAGTAGAGTTTATCCCGAAAAACGCAAACGATGTAGCTATGGCTGAACAGGCTACGGATTACGTTTCGCACATTCTCCAGGTTGATAACGATGGACTAGAAATTTTTTATTCAGTCTTCAAAGATGCATTGATGAATCGCGGTGGTTTTGTGAAGTGGAGCTGGGACGATTCGACTTCGATTAATACCCACACATTTGAAGGTTTGGATGAAGGGTCGCTAGGACTGATTCTTCAAGAAGAAGGCGTGGAGGCTGTGTCAGTTATGAGCCAGCCAGCTCCTGGGATAAACGAGCAACAAACGATGGAGCTCGAGGCCCAGGGAATGCCGGTCCCCCAGGTGTATGACGTAGAAATTAAGCGCAGTACAAAGAAAAACCGGGTCAAGATCGAAACAATGCCACCGGAAGAGTTCTTTGTAGATGCTGCTGCTACGTCTTTAGACGATTGCCAGATTTGTGGGCACCGCACGATGGCGACTGTGAGCTCGCTTGTGGCTTTGGGCTACGACCGCGAAATGCTTGAGGAGCATTTAAGCGACCAGGTAGGGTTTATTGATTCGCAAGAATACATAGCCAGAACATCCTATCCAGATACTCGCAGTGCGTTATCTGAATATGAACGTCGGCGGGTGCTCTATGTCGAAGCGTGGGCGTATATCGATTATGACGGCGACGGGATTGCCGAGCTGCGACGAATTTGCACGATTGGTGATGGCTACAAAATCGTAAACAACGAACCAGCCTCGAGTATCCCATTTGCTGTCTTTAATGCGGATCCGGAGCCACATGTCTTTTTTGGGTCCGATCTAGCAGACCTTACCAAAGACATTCAGCGCATTAAGTCAGCCACATTAAGAGGCATGCTCGATAGCTTAGCGTTTAGCCTGTATCCACGGACGGCCGTCGTGGAGGGCATGGTAGATCTCGATGACGTTATGAATGACGAGCCTGGTGCGATTATCCGGACACGCCAGCCCGGAATGGTGACGCCATTCAATGTGCCATTCCTGGGCAAAGAAGCTTTTCCTATGATCGCATATCTCGATCAAATGAAAGAGTCGAGAACAGGTCAGACGGCTGCGTCACAAGGGCTAGACCCAGATGTGTTGCAATCGACTACCCGAGCAGCAGTCCAGGCGACAGTAAAAGGAGCTGAGCAACATCTCGAGCTGATGGCGAGACTGTTTGCAAACGGTTTCAAGCGTATGATGAAGGGAGTGCTTGAGCTCGTTATTACGCATCAAGACCGTGAGCGTGTAGTGCGGTTGCGTGACACATGGGTGCCGATCGATCCGCGAGTTTGGGATGCTAGTATGGATTGCGAAGCTAATGTTGGGCTGGGCAGTGGTATGACTGATGAGAAGCTGGCGGTGTTGTCTAATGTTGCGCTTCAGCAAAAAGAGATTCTGGAAAGACTCGGGCCAAGCAATCCGTTAGTCGGGCTAGGCCAGTTTAGAAACACGTTGGCAAAGATGCTCGAGGTGGCGGGATTCAAAGATCCTAATCAATTCTTCAAACCGATTCCGATTGATTACGAACCGCCTCCACCACAGGAGCCAGCTGAGCCGTCGATGGAAGACAAAATGCTCCAGGTGCAAATGGCTGACATTCAGACTCGAGCTCAAATAGAAACGCAAAAGTTGCAGTTGTCTGCATTGAAACAGCAACAGCTCGATGAACGTGAATCGGCTAGGATTGCTGGGGATCTTGCGATTCGTGAATTTCAAGCTGAAGAAAAATTCAAAAACGATGTCGACTTGGAAGTTGTTAAAGCAAGTCTAAGGGAAGTTCTATGAGCTTGACTAAGGAAATGAAAGCTAGGCGAGCCAAGGAAATTTTGGAGGACGAGGTCTTCCTAGAAGTAGTAGGAAGGGCAAAGGAAAGCTTGGTCGGCCAATGGTCTTTAACAGAACCAGGCGACACGACGATACGCGAAAGCTTGTATCATCAAGATCGTGGGCTTGACGAAGTTTTAAGGCACTTGCGAATTTTGATAAACGATTGGAACGTCGAAAAGCAA